TGAGCGATGGGCGAGAGCAGGAGGCTAGCGTGAAAACCGAGCGGTATCTATTCGAGCGGGGCGGCCCTGAGGAGTGTTTCGAGGCCCGACCGCAACGGCGCCCCACGACCTATAGCCTGCGGGTGAGGAGACGCCGCGACGGCCTGGCCGCTACGGTCCTGAGGCTGCGGCTGGACGACGAGGGGCGCGAGAGGCCGGCCAGGCTGATCTCCATATCGCCGGTGGCGCTGTTGGAAGGGGGCATGCTGATACGCGAGGCGATCCGGTCTGTGGAGCCGTGGCCAGCTCTGGAGCCTGGGACCTATCCCGTGGACGACGATTACGGCGCGCGACTGGCCTGCTACGCGGCGGTAGTGCGTGGATTGCGCAACCGCCAGGGGATGCGCAATGCCGCCAGCGCGATCCTGCTCCTGGACGGCACTGAGGCGGCCTGGTGGCTGGCGATCATGCGCGACGGGCGTGGGCGACGCGGGGTACGGGCGCTGAGGATTCTGGTGGGGGCGACAGCATGACCGGCACGTATCTGTGGCAGGGCAGAGCCTGTACGGTCCTGTATCGTGATCGAGACGAGGCCCTAGTCAGGATGGCCGATAGTGCGCGCATCGTGCGTGTGCCGGTCTGGGAGCTGGTCCGGCCGGTCGGCGATGCCTGCCCCCATTGCGGGACCGGTGGCGCCTGGGCCTATCCTGACTCGGAGGATTACGGGGCCTGGGCGTGCAGAATCTGCGGGTGGAGGGGATATCCCGGATTGCGTCTGTTCCGGATGGTCCGGCCTGGTACCCAGCTGCGCTAGGGGAGGTGGCGCATGGACGAGCGAGAGGCGCTTATTCTGGCTGCCCTGTCATGGCATCTGGCGGATGATGAGGCGGATTGGCTCCTGACCTATCGGTCCGGCACGTATAACGACCTGCTGGCAGCCCTACAGGCGCGGGATGCCGCCGTGGCCAGGCTGCACGGGGCCGCCCGCGCCTATGTGCAGCGCTACGGCACGCCAGAGGCCGCGACTCTATCGGTGGCTGCCGATACGGATAGCTGGGCGGACTATCTGCGGAGCGATCCGCGTTATGCTCCCGGACGGAGATCGGCGGGAGGTGTCCAGTGAGACCATGCCCGCACGGGAAACCGATAGCGGAGTGCCGGGAGTGCTGGCGGTGGCTCCGCCAGTACTGCGAGGCGCGCAGCTCTGGCGACATCGGCACTCTGGACAGGTTATGCGCTGAAGCGGTTGCCTGGCCGACGCAGGCCACGATGTGGAGCGTGGCACGGCGGCTGAGGCGCGCTCTTACGGTCGGGAGGTGAGCATGGTACCGATATGGCTGGCGGCTCTCGTTTGGCTACTGGCGGTTTTCGGGACCGCGCTGCTCGTGGGCCTCTGTGCGGTGCAGGGCCAGGCCGAGGCGTACCAGGAGGGATACCAAGACGGCAAAAGGGCGGCCGTCTTGGAGCGGTGGAGTGAACAGCGATGATCAGGGTTTGCGCTTGGTGCGATCGCCAAATGGACACAAACGAGATGCCCATCGGCGAACGCATACCCGCCGAGATGCAGCGGGAGGCCAGCCACGGTATCTGCCTAGTGTGCGCTGACCGGGTGCGTCCCGGCTGGCGGCGGGTGGTTAGAGAGGCAGAGACGTACGGCGGCGCAGCTGGGCAGTCATGAGTGGATGTGGGACCGCGCAGTGTCGAATTGAGCTCGATCTGTAAACCAGGTATAATGCAGGCGAGCGATGCGCGACTATTCTGTCGCCACATTCGGACCTATGCGGTCCAGGGTGTGGCGACTTTTATTTGTGGCGATGGGCAGATGTTGATACGTTGTCCAGGCTGCAACAACCCACTATGTGAGTTGGTGGCAGGCATAATGATAGTCCGCCATCATCGGCGGGAGATCGTGGGCATCGCTTACTCGATCCGCTGCGAGCGGTGCGGCACGGTGTGGACGCCTGTTAGTCAAACCACTGGTAATCAAAATGAGCAGCAAGGTCAGTCAGAAGCGAATAGAGGCGTTGGAGCGCCAACGTCAGGCTCTTGAACTGCGGCGCCAAGGACTGCGATACGAGCAGATCGCAGATAGGTTGGGCATCGATGTAGCTGCTGCCTGGCGACACGTCATGCGCGCCTACCAGCGCTCGCTCAAGCAGAACGATGAGTTGGCTGAGTTCAACCGCAAGCTGGACCTCGAGCGTCTCGACGCGGCACTAGCTGCCCTCTGGCCGAGCGTGCAGGCTGGCAAGGGGTGGGCGATAGACCGACTGTTGGGTATTCTGGAACGGCGGGCGAGGCTGTTGGGGCTAGATATGCCGGCCAAACAGGAGACGGACATAGGTGATACTCTTGCGCGAGTCCTGGAAAGACTTGCTGGTGCGAGCAGTACAGCAGACAACTGATGCGGTAGCGTTTGCGCGAGCGTGGCTTAGTTGGGAGCCGCATGCTGGGCAGCAATGGTCAGACTCGCGTACAAATGGTCGACGCAGCATCGAAACCGATGTCCGCTGTGCCGAGTGTGGACGCTATCTCACGGCCCGGACCGTGCGACGAGGAATGACCATTTGCTGGGCATGCTACAAGCGTCGGCTCGGCAAGAGACCCTACAAAAAGAAAGGGGGTGAAGGGTCCAAGAGCTCGTCAAAAGCCGGCCCGCCACGGCCATAGGCAGCCACCGATCGGTTGTCATGTCGGGTGGAGTCGTGTACCTGGGTCAGCCCGCATGGGGCGGGACGTGCGGAGCCAGACTAGATTGCTGGAGGTGCACGATGTGGCTAGTAGTTCTTACTCAGCGGGAGACGTTGCATTGACAGACAAGGCTGTTAGGTCGCCCATCTCGTGGTTCGGTGGTAAGGGGCATCTCGCCCGGTGGATAGTGCGACACCTGCCGCCCCATAGACGATACGTCGAACCGTTCGGCGGAGGGGCTTCGGTGCTACTGGCAAAGCCACCAGCAGAGGTCGATGTTTATAACGACATCGACCAAGCGCTGTACGATTTCTTTGTGACTTTGGCTGACCCCGCGGAGTTCGAGCGATTCTATCGGCGGGTTGCCTTATTACCGTATAGCCGTCAGCTGTATAACGAATGCCGTTGCACCTGGCAGGAGCAAGAGGACCGTCTTGAACGAGTCTGGCGGTGGTTTGTCGTAGCCAGACAATCGTTCAGCGGGGCCTTCGCGAACAGTTGGAGTAGTAACGTCACAAGCTCACAAAGAGGCATGGCAGCAACGGCAAGTAGATGGCTGTCCTGCCTAGAAGATCTGCCACTCATCCATGCGCGACTCCAGAGGGTGCAAATCGAATGTGCCGACTGGCGGGTAATCCTGGAGCGCTACGACACGCCCGAGACATTGTTCTACCTGGACCCGCCTTACGTGCCAGAAACGCGGCGCGGCGGCGGGTACAAGCATGAGATGTCGACTGAAGACCACATCGAACTTGTTGAGCGATTGTTGCAGATCAGCGGAATGGCGGTGCTCAGTGGCTACCCGACCGACGTCTATCGACCACTGGAAGAAGCTGGCTGGCACAAGGTGCAACGCCAGACATCTTGCTACGCAGCAGGCAGAACCCGCACGACTGGCCTAATTGGACCGGGAGCTGCGTCTAGGATGCAGCCCCGTACCGAGTGCCTATGGATTAAGTCAGGGCCTGTGCGGTCACTAGATAGCTACCTTGTGGAGGTACAAGAATGTGGCTAGCAATCGCTACGTTATTCATCGGGGCATTACTCGGCGCGCTGGTGATGGCGCTGTGCGCCGTGCGGCGCATCGAGGAGTTGGAGCGACTAATTTCGCCTGCACTGCTCGACCGGATAAACCAGTTGGAGCGGTGGCTCGATCAGGCGATAGACGAGCGAGATGCTGCTCGTAGGTGGAGCAGGCGCTGGCATGCACTGGCGCGTGCGCGCGATAGGCAGCTTCGCAACGTGTGTCAGCATGCGCAGAAGATGGCAGACCTAGTGCGCGACTATCCGCCTGAAACGGGGGAGGCAGTCGACTTGGCACTATCGCACTGATTGCGCTGCTCGCGATGTTCGCGGTGTGTGGCATAGTGCTGTGGCTGATGCAACCGAGACGAAAACGATTGCCGCCGCAGCCGGGCAGCTACGAGTGGATGTGGGATAGATGTGTGTAACCTAGTGTGGTATAATGCAAGCAAGCGCGGCTCTATGGCCACCATCCTGAGCGACTATGCTCACTGGGTGGCGGCTTTTGTCGTTTTTTGGTGCTATGAAGATCAGATGTGAGCGTTGCAGGAATATCATAGCGGCGTACATCGCCGGCTGCTACGTGATCACGCGGAACGGCCGACAGTGGATCGGGAGGGAATGCATCTCGATCCGCTGCGAGAGGCGCGGGACGATTTGGAGACCACAAACCACTATGGGGCAAAATGGGCCAGAGCAAGGTGAATCAGGCACGCATACAGTCACTGGAGCGACAGCGGCAGGCACTTGAGTTACGGCGCCAGGGTCTGCGCTATGAGCAGATAGCTAGCAAGCTGGGTATTGATGTATCTAATGCTTGGCGATTGGTAATGCGCGCCTACCAGCGCTCGCTCAAGCAGAACGATGCTGAAGCGGAGTTCAACCGCAAGCTCGACCTGGAGCGACTCGACGCAGCGCTGGCCGCGATCTGGCCACAGGTAAATGCAGGCAAGGGCTGGGCCATAGATCGGCTGCTGGGCATCCTGGAGCGACGAGCCAGGCTGCTAGGATTGGACAGCCCACAAAAGCAGGAGACAGATATTGGTGAAACTCTTGCACGAGTCCTGGAAAGACTCGCTGGTTCGAGCGGTTCAGCAGACAACTGATGCCATCGCATTCGCGCGGGCCTGGCTCGATTGGGAGCCGCATGAAGGGCAGAGGCGCTGGCTCTTGGCGCCGGAGCGCCCGACGGCCGTGCTTGTGACGGGCCGAAGGTACGGAAAGTCCGAGTGTGCCGCCGTTCAGGCACTTTACTATGCTGTGTTTCGCCCCAAGACACGCCAAGGTATTGTGTCTGTCACGCTCGACCAGGCGCGGCTGTCGTTCGACGTGGCCCTGATGATGTGCCAGCGGCAGCCGTTGTTGGCGGCCCTGGTGGACAAGGTGCGCGAGACGCCCTTCCCGCTGCTCCGGTTCAAGCACGGCAGTGAGATCACGGTCAGGACTGCGGCTCGGGAGGGCATCTACCTTCGCGGTCACAAGTTCCATCGCTGCATCGTTGACGAAGCCGACTATCTCTCTGAGCGACTAATCAACGAGGTTGTGCGCATGACGCTGGCCGATGTGGGCGGCCAACTAGTGCTCATCTCTACACCGAGAGCGCGGCGGGGGTTGGTCTATCGCGAGTTGCAGCGTGGTTTGGCGGGCGATCCTGCCGTGTACGCTCAGCAGGGCGCGACATGGGAGAACCCCAATGTTGATCACGACTACATCCGTAGCCTGCGCGATCGGATGACCGCCTCGGCCTGGCAACGCGAGGTCGAGGGCGTGTACGCTGACGACGACGCTGCCGTATTCGGTTGGCAGCATATTCAGGCCGCTTATGAGGCTGCCGACTGGACACTGCCACTGCCGCCCGATGCGAAGAAGCGTTTCGTCTGTGGCGCTGACCTAGCCAAGAGTGAGGATCATACGGTGATTACGGTCCTCGACGCCACCAGCAAGCCGTATCGCCTGGCCTATTTCGAGCGCTTCCAGCGGCTGCCCTGGCCGGCGGTGGCGGCTCGGATTCGCGAGGTGCACCAGCGTTATGGCTGCCATCAGACACTAATTGATGCTACCGGTGTTGGTGACGCGGTGCTGGACGAGGTGCGCGATGTGGCCCAGGGCTACGTGTTCACCCAGCGGAGCAAGCTCGATCTCCTGACCAACCTACAGGTGGCCCTAGAGAAACGCGAGGTGCAGTTTCCGTTCATCCGTGAGCTGGTAGACGAGCTACAGGGGTACTCGTTTGACGACAAGGCGCTGCAAACAGACTGCGTGATGAGCCTGGCGCTGGCTGTCTGGGCGGCTGGCCCGCGTGGGCGGGTGGAGTTTGCACCGAGTATCTGGGGGTGAAAAATGTTGAATGTAGTTGAGCGGCAGATTCAGGAGATAGCGGCACTGGACGAGATCGCGCGGGCCGCCCGATTCAAGCGAGCATGGGACGCCTACTACGGGCGGTTCCAGAAACCGCTTAAGGTAAAGAGCGGCCAGCCCGATGATAATGTGCTGGTGAACTTTGCGCGGGTGGTCGTGGATAAAGGGGTGTCGTTTCTGTTCGGGCAGGATGTCGGTTTCGAGATCAGCGAGACCGAGGAGACGGCGGCTGAGGCGTGGCTGGATGCGGTATGGCAATATAACCGCAAAATGACGCTGTTGCAAAAACTGGGGCTGAATGGTGCGGTCTGCGGCCACGCATTCATCAAGATTCTAGCTACTCAGCCCTATCCCCGCCTGGTGGTGTTGGACCCCTCGACGGTCACTGTTCGTTGGGAGCCTGACGATATTGAGACCGTGGTGAGCTACCGCATTCAGTACCCGGCTATCGATCCCCAGACGGGCAAACCCATTGCCATCAGGCAGCTGATCGAGCGGGACGGCGACCGGTGGCACGTCACCGACCAGGTGAGCCGGCCTGACTCGGTGCAGTGGGTAACGACGGGTGAGACCGTCTGGCCCTATTCGTGGCCGCCCATCGTCGATTGCCAGAACCTGCCGGCGCCGAACGAGTATTGGGGCATCAGCGACCTGGAGGACGACGTGCTGCAGTTGAATCACAGCATCAACTTCGTGCTCAGCAACCTGGCGCGCATCATCCGCTACCATGCGCACCCGAAAACCTGGGGCAGGGGGTTCACGGCCAACCAGCTCAACATCGCCGTAGACGAGACAATCGTGCTCCCCTCCGCTGATGCGGAGCTGCGCAACCTGGAGATGGTGAGCGATCTGTCCAGCAGCATCGCGCTGTACGAGCGGCTGCGGGAGGCGCTGCATGAGGTGACGCGCGTGCCCGAAGTGGCAACCGGGAAACTGAACTCTGCCGGAGCGCTCTCAGGCGTGGCACTGAGCATCCTCTACCAGCCACTGTTGGAAAAGACAGAGACGAAGCGGCGCACCTACGGTGACCTGCTGGTGGAGTTGAACCGACGCCTGTTGGCGCTCGGAGGATTTGGTGAGGAAAGCTACACAGTGCTGCACTGGCCAGAGCTTCTGCCAGGGGACCCGAAGGCGGAGGCGGAGACAGCACTGCTGCAGCAACAGATTGGTGTCAGTCAGGATACGTTGCTGGAGCGGATGGGATTCAATCCGGAGTTGGAGCGCCAGAAGCGGGAAGTGGGGAGTCAGCAGATGGGGGAGCAGGTGCTCACGGCATTTGAGCGAGGTGAATAGGTAGTGAATATCGAGTTTATTGAGTTTAGTTCGCGTCCACTTACCGTTGGGGAATTTCTGGATATCCAAACCGTAGCGAGGAACAATGACATCAGTCGCCTGATTGATATCGTGATGTCACGAATAGTTGCTCCGTGCATAACACGTGAGGATCTGCTGGGTCTGACGCTGGAACAGTTGGTGGTTTTATTTAACCGGATGATTGTGGTGTCAACGACGACTACTACTGTACCAGCGGTCTTCGCTGACGCATTTTCTGACAATCATAAGGAATAGCTAGTGCCCGATCTCTTCGACATCGCCGAACAGCACAGACGCCAACTGCTCCAGCGTGAGCGCCGAGCCGCCAGCGAGATGGTGCGTGCCTACGGTGAGGCCTGGAAGCGCATCAAGGCGCGGCTCGACGATCTCAGTGAGCAGATTGCCCAGGCGAGAGCGCGTGGTGAGGACGTCTCCCCCTCCTGGTTATTCCAGTTCGAGCGGTTGCAGGTGCTACAGCGCCAGGTCGAAGCCGAGATTCGCGAATTCGCGCGCTTCGCCGAGACTCGTATCATTGCCGAGCAGGCGGAGGCTGTACGGGCGGCCCAGGAGCACGCCGAGCAATTGACGCTAGCTGGCCTGGGTGAACCACCGCCAGGCGTGACGGTGACGTTTGCGCGACTACCGAGTGATGCTGTCACCGATCTGGTGGGGTTTCTCCAGGACGGCTCGCCGCTCCGCGCTCTGCTCGATGAGCTCGGGCCGGAGGCGAGCAAGGCGGTTAGGGATGCCCTGGTGGCAGGAGTTGCCACGGGACAGAACCCGCGCGTCATTGCCCGGCAGATAAGGCAGGCACTGGGCGGTAATCTGGTGAGGGCGCTGACCATCAGCCGCACGGAGATTCTGCGCGCCTACCGTGAATCTAGCAGGCGCAGCTATCAGGCTAACAGCGATGTGGTAAAAGGGTGGGTCTGGCACTCGGCGCTGGGAACCCGGACCTGTCCTGCCTGTTGGGCGATGCATGGCACATTCCATCAGCTTGACGAGCACCTCGACGATCACGTAAACGGCAGGTGCAGTGCTATCCCGGTGACAAAGACCTGGGCCGAGCTCGGGTTTAGGGATGTTCCGGAAACGAGCCCCGAGATTCCGGAAGGTACCGATCTCTTCGAGAAGCTCTCCGATGCTGACAAAGAGAAGATACTGGGCAAGGCGGGCTTTCAGGCGTACAAAGCCGGTGCGGTGACGCTAGAGGACTTCGTTGGGCGCAAGAGGTCGCGTGAGTGGGGCACGATGCGCTACACGCGGAGCTTACGTGATATACTGGGGCGGATGACGCTAGGAAGTGGCGAAGTCAGGCAATCAACAGAGAGGCGATATCGCAGCGGATGAAAGAGCAGTGGGCTGATGCTGAGGTGCGGTGGATTGAGCGAGAGCGTCAGATTGCAGCGATGTCTGATAGGCAACTGGCGACTGAAATTCGGCGTCATCAGCAGGCACGATGGCGGCCTACCGATCTCCTCGAACATGTGAAAAAGCATCAGCGTGACTATGCTGAATTCTTCGGCCACGCCGTAGGGCCAAAGGAGATAGAGGAGACTAGTAGGCTAGTGATGCAAAGTTGGGATCAGATGTTTACCAGCCTTGATCGGGAAGGTCGGGTAAGCTATACTTTTGCTAGCAATTGGGAACCAGCCCAAGCTCGCGTATTTGTGATCGTCTCAGGTGATGGCAGGATTAAGACACTGATACCAAGCCAACAGTTTGCTCGATATCTGGCGCGCCATCCTGAGTTGGTGGAGGTGACAGAACGTGTCCGAAAAATTGGAGGCTAGCATAAGACTGTATGCAGCGAGGGTCGAGGTGATCGGCGAAGAGAAAGAGGATGATGATGTCATTGCCACATTGGCTGAACGTGATGGTATCCAGGATGAGATTGACGCCGGTGCTGAGCTGACACTTGAACAGAGGAAAGCTCTAAAACAGGCTGATGATCTGCTTGTTTCTCAGGCTAGGAGAGTTGTTGCAATGCATCCTGATGTCTTTACGCCAGATCGCCAGGACGCTGGCCCTCCCTCGTACTGGTGGTGGTTCCTGAATGAGGGGCCAGATGTACGCAAGAGACGTGAGGCTGCTTGACAGCCATCGCTAGCTTGATATAATACAGCTAACCCAATAGCGTAAGGCGCGGCTACTCTGCCGCCATATTCGGACGTATACCGTCCAAAGTATGGCGGCCTTTTCTTTGGTGGAGGTGCGCGATGGCGGTTGCGATCTCTAACAAACCCTGGTCACAGTTCAGCCAGGCAGACTACACGCCCGAACAGTGGCAGCGTGCCTGCCTGATACACATGGACCCGAACTCGGACAATAAGGCCGACCACAAACTGCCAGTGTACGAACCAGACGGCACGCTGAATAGGAACGCAGTTCATCAGGCGGCAGCAGTACTGGCGGGCGCGCGTGGTGGAGTGGACGCGCCGCCGGCAAAGAAACGCGCAGCAGCACGAGAGTTGATACGGCTCTATCGCCTGCTGGATGAAGAACCGCCAGAATCACTACGGAGGTTAGCTGAATAATGGTAGATGATGCCAACCAGGGCCAGGCGCCCAACGCCAGCGACCAGGCGTCGCAGACCGACCAGCAGGGTGCTGCTGGCGCTCAGGGCCAGGAGCCAGAGCGATTCGACGCGGAGTATGTGAAACGACTGAGAGCGGAAGCGGCGAGTTACAGGACGAAGCTCAAAGAGCTGGAGGCGAAGGTCCAGGAGCACGAGACAGCCAAGCTCTCCGAGACGGAGAAGCTCCAAAAGCGCCTGGCCGAGCTGGAACGGCAGCAGGCGGAGCACGAGCGGGAGCGCCAGGAGCGCACCCTCAAGTACGAGACCATGCTGACGGCTAGCAAGCTCGGAATCGTGGACCCCGAGGCGGCGTACAAGCTTCTTGATTTGGCGAGCATCGAGTTCGAGGAGGACGGCACGCCGCGGAACATAGAGAAGGCGCTGCGCGAGCTGATCGCCAAGCGGCCATATCTCGCTGGTGGCGCTGCCGGGTTAGCGACCAACCCTGCTCGTTCGGCGGTCAACCCGACCGTTTTCACCCGCTCACAGTTGCGCGATCCGAAGTTTTTCCAGGCCCATCGCGACGCCATCATGCAGGCGATGCGCGAGGGCAGAGTTGTGGAGGGATAACCGATGGCCAATATAACCCCAACCGTCGCACAGTATTTTATCCCCGAGGTCTGGGCGAACCGCGCATTGGAGATCCTGCGGTCCAACGTCGTTCTAGCTCGCTTGGTGGCCAAGGACAGCGATGTTGCCGCCTTCCAGGTCGGGGACATCCTACACATCCCGTACCCCGGCACGTTCACGGCCAACGACAAGGCGGCCGGCTCTGCCGTGACCGTGCAGACGCCTTCTGGCGGTACCGAGGTACAGGTCACGTTGAACAAGCACAAGGAGGTCAGCTTTGTAGTTGAAGACGTGGCGCGCGCGCAGGCCAACCAAGACCTGCTCGACCGCTACATCAACGCTGCAGTGCCCGCGTTGGCGGAACAGATTGAGTCTGATTTGTTCGCGCTCTACGCGGATATCGCGACAGCAGGCTACACAGTTGGCACGTCCGGAACCGACCTAACGGCCGCAACCATTCGGAGCGCCAGGAAAAAGCTGAACGACAACAAGTGCCCGCTCAATCCGCGTCATCTGGTGATCTCTAGCAAGGACGAGATTGCCTTGCTCGGGGATTCGAACCTGGCGACCTATTTCGCCATGGCGCGCTCGCAGGGCATCTCTGACGGTTCTATCGGCAACCTGTATGGTTTCCAGGTTTGGATGAGCCAGTTGGTGCCGGCTGTGGCGGGGACGCCTGTCAGCACCAAGAACATGGCTTTCCACCCCGAGGCGTTCATTCTGGCGATGCGAGGTCTGCCTGAGCCGCCAGCATCCACCGGCGCGCAAGCGGCTACGATCCGCGATCCCGAGAGCGGGCTGGTGATCCGCGTGCTCTATGCCTACAACCCGTCCTACCTGGGCGTCCAGGTGACGATGGATGTGCTGTACGGCGTGAAGGTCTTGAGAGCTGAGAAGGCGTGCGTGGTGCTGAGCTAGCGTCTTGCGGCCAGGGCGGCAGAGTTCCTCCTTTGCTCACCGCCCTGGCCGGCCAACCAGGAGGCGACCGTGGACACGCTGGTAGCTGCTACCCCAAGCCGTGGGCTGGTGCACAGCCGGACCGTGGAGGCGGTGCTCGCGGCCGTTCAAGCCGCGCCGGTAAGGCTGGTCGGCTGGGTGTTCAGCCATGATCTGCCGATCCCAGCCTGCCACGAGCAGGTGTGCGGGCTGGCCGTGGCGACCGGGGCGGAGTGCGTCTGGCTGGTGGAGGAGGACGTCGTTCCGCCGGTGGACGCGCTCGGTGTCATGCTCCAGGTGATGCGGGAGAGCGACGCCGACGGGGCGTTCATCGACTACCCGATCGGTTCCGGTCCGACCTGCAACTGCGCCCAGGTGGTGAACGGGACGGTCATCTGGTGCGGGACTGGGTGCCTGCTCCTCCGGCGCGAGGCGCTGGAACGCATTCCCCGGCCGTGGTTCGACAATCGGAACGAGGTCGAGGTCAAGGTCCGCGGAGATCAGGTCACAGTTCGGGAGTTCCCGGTCGCATACACCTACGGCGGGCAGGACATCGGATTCACCCTGAGGGCGCATGCGGCGGGAGTCAAAATCGCCTACGTGCCGCCGGAAGTCGCTTTTTGTCAGCATCTTAAGGTTGGGGCTTGGGGCAAACCGATGAGCAACTACGGGAGCCACCAGATCGTGGCGCTGCCGTATCCGGAGAGGTGGCACGATGCCAGTTAGGGTCAGCATGACCGACCTGATAGCGCGGGTGCGCACCATGATAGCCGACCCCGCCGGGGCGAGCCAGATTTTCGACGACCAAACGATTCAGGACTATCTGGACCGGCATCGCACATTGGTTAGGTATGTTCAGTTGCGGGCGGCCGAAACGATCCTGGCGGGTGGTACGGTCGAGTATCGCGACTATTACGCTGGCTACGGGAACTGGGAGGCGGACGAGAAGCTGTACGACGGGACGTGTAACGAATTGACCCCGGCCACGGCGGACCGACTGACTGGCCACTGGGCGTTCACGACCAACCAGCAGCCACCGGTGCTGATTGTCGGTAACTACTACGACGTGTATGGGGCTGCTGCTGACCTGCTGGAGGCGTGGGCAGCTAAGGAAAAATTGAGCTTTGATTTTGATACCGATGGCCAGACCTTCAAGCGCTCGCAGAAGGTCGCAGCACTGTTGAACTTGGCGCGTGAGTACCGCCGGCAACAGTCGCCGGTGGCGGTAGGGATGGTGAGGACGGATGCTAACGTCTACCGAGCTTGACGCGATGCGCACGACCCTCAACGCCAGCCTGCCAGATACCGCGCAGGTACAGCGGCGCACACTCACGTCAGACGGCGCTGGCGGATTCACTGAGTCCTGGACGACCGTGGCGACCGTCGCCTGTCGGGTATCGCCGTCCGGCCAATCGCCACAGGAGCGGGTGATCGCTGAGCGGTTGGCAACGACGAGCGTCTGGACGCTGACGCTGCCGGCGCTGACGGATGTGCGGCCGGCGGACCGAATCATCCTGGGGACGCGGACGTTCGAGGTGGTGGCGGCGCTGGCGCGCAGTACAGAAATCTCCCGCCGGGTGGTCGTGACGGAGGTGGTGTGATGGCAGACGAGCGAATCTCTTGGGGCCTCAAATCCGCCGCCGCAATCCTGGCGGCTGTGTGGGGAGGATTTAGCCCCTTGTTGCAGGCGCTGATTGTCTTGATGGCGGTGGATATAGCGACCGGCTTCCTGGCCGGGTTTGTCACGAGGCAACTGAGCAGCAATGTGTCGTTTCGGGGCATGGCCAAAAAGGCCATCATGCTCCTGATTGTGGTCACGGCAACCGCGGTTGGGAATAGCTCCGGTGTGGACGTGCTTGACGACGCCGTGATCGGGTTCTTTTTGGCGCACGAGACATTGAGCGTGATCGAGAACGCGGCCAAGGCGGGGGTGCCGACGCCACAGGTCCTCAGGGACGCCCTGGCGAAGCTCTCCCCGGAGCAGAACCAGCAGAACCAGGGGAAGACCGATGGCTAGGGGCATCGTGGTTGTCGAGCTGGAGTTCAACCGGTTGCCGGAGATCAGGGCGGCGCTGCGGCCGATGGCGAGTCAGGTTGTCAGGAAGACCGCGTTTGATGTCGAGGCTGGGGCTAAAGAGCGCAGTCGGGTTGATACCGGCAACATGAAAAATGGCTGGCAGACCGAGATGGAGGGCGACCTGACGGCCGTGGTCTACAACAACGTGGAGTATGTCATTTACCATGAGTTCGGGACACGCAAGATGTCTGCCCAGCCGATGGCAACACCGGCTGCTGAGGAGGCCAGGCCGGGGTTCGTCGCTGCGATGAAGGAGCTGTTCGAGTGATCGAGACGGCACGGGCGCATGAGTGGCTATACGGCGTGCTGTCTAATGACGCGACGCTCAACAGTTATGTGAGCGGACGTGTGTATCGACGGCTCGCGCCCCAAGGCGCGACGATGCCGTATGTGGTGTTCCAGTTCCAGGGTGGCCACGACGTGCAGGCGGTCGGGCCGTATCGAGTGATGAGCCAGTTGGTTTGCGTCGTGAAGGCGGTAGGTCTGGCGACCACATACACGACGCTGAAAACGATCGCGGACAGAGTCGATAGCTTGCTCCAGGCGGCTAGTGGGACAACGACCGATGGTCGCGTGCTGTCCTGTGTGCGTGAGATACCAATCGACTACGAGGAAACAGACGCCGGCGTGCGCTACCAGCACCTCGGCGGCCAGTACCGGCTGTACGTGCAGCCAATCTAGGAGGTGAATCATGGCTGAGAGGACCAGTATCACGCAAATTACCCAGGTCGGAGTTGAGACGACTCCAGGCGTTGGAGTAGCGGCCAACAAACTGCTCCAGGCGTTGTCCATCGAGCCGGCCATCAAGGCCGACATCAAAACATTCAAACCACTTGGTGCCAAGTACACCGCCATCGCGGCTCTTGGCAAGGAGTGGGTCGAGGCGAGGATCACTGGCGATGTGGCCTGCTACAACCACTTGGTGTACCTACTGTCAGGCGTGATGGCCTATGCCGCTCCGGTCCAGCAGGGCGGTACGACTGCCTATCTCTGGACGTTCACACCGGCGCAGAACGCCGAGGACACGATCAAGACGTTCACAGTGGAGCAGGGCAGCAGCGTCCGAGCCGGCAAGTTCACATACGGTCTGGTCACCGAGTTCGGCCTGAGGTTCGACCGGGAGACGATCGAGGTCAGTGGCAGCATGCTCGGCCAGGCATATCAGGACGGTATCTCGATGACCGCCAGTCCCACAGCCATCGCTGTGCAACCGATCCTGCCGACGGCTCTCAATGTGTACCTGGACACGACGAGCGCGAACATCGGCACGACCAAGCTCACACGAGCCCTCTCTGGCGAGTTCAGCATCTCGGATCGGTTCGGGCTGCTCTGGGCCATCGACAGTGCCGTCAGTGGGTTCGCCGCCCATGTGGAACAGGCGCCGAGGGCTCAGCTCAAACTCATGGTTGAGGCTGATGCCACAGGCATGGGGCCACTCACTGCGATGCGGGCCGGAGACAAGCGGTACATCCGGCTCAAGGCCGTCGGACCATTGATCGCCAGCACCTACTACTATACGTTCCAGTTCGATCTGTGTGGCGTGGTGTCTGATGTGAGTGAATTCTCGGACCAGGACGGAGTGTACGCTATCGAGTGGACGTTTGACATCGCTTACGACTCGGCCTGGTCGAGCGGGCGGGCGATGCAGGTGCAGCTGACCAACACAGTCAGCGCGCTATAGGAGGCGTTATGCCAGTATCGATTACGCATCTAGTCAGGGATCGGCGAACAGTGACCGTGCCAGTTGGCGATGAGAGCCTCACGGTCACCTACCGGCCCAGCGGATTCACGCCTGAGACCGAGACCAAACTGAGGGAGTACGCTGATGACCAACGTGGCGGAGCCGCTCTAGTAGCTCTGCTGGCAGATTGTCTGGTTGACTGGGACCTGCTCGATGAGGCAGGTAAGCCACTACCAATCAACGCCAGGGTGCTGAGCAGTTTACCAACCCTGTTTCTCGTTCAGGTAGTGCGGGCAATCAATGAGGACATGCGCCCAAACCTAACGAGCGCCGGAGCCTCCGCCGCTGGCTCGTTACCGAGGGACGACTAGGGGGACCACCGGAGTGGTATCTTCTGATTCGAGCGGCGCGGTACCTAGGGGTCTCACCGTGGGAGCTGGCACAGCAAGCGGTTATCTGGCGGGATTGGGCATTGGTTGCGGAGAGCGCTGAGAACCAGACAGAAGCAGAACGGTTGAAGCGGAGTAGGTAATGGCGATCACTGCTGCGCAACTCATGGTCAAGGTCGGCGCTGATACCAGCGATGCCGAGCGCGGCTTGCGGTCGATCTCAGACCGCCTGGGTTCGGTTGGCAAGCAGGCGGCGATAACCGGTGGCCTGCTCTCAGCTGGTCTAACGGCACCGCTTACCATGCTAGGCAAATCGGCACTAGACACAGCCTCGCGGTTTGAGGACAGCATGACCAGGATTATCGCACTGACTGGTACTAGTGCCGAGCAGGCGGAGAGCCTCGGACAGAAGGTTTTGAACCTCTCTACTCAGCTGCCACAGAGTGCCACTGAACTGGCCGATGCGCTCTATTTTGTCGTTTCGGCTGGTTTCAAGGGCGACGAGGCCATGCAAGTTCTCACGACTTCGGCAAGGGCAGCCGCGGCCGGCCTGGGCGAAACCAAAGTAGTGGCCGATGCGGTAACTAGCACTCTCAATGCCTACAAAATGAGTAGTGACCAGGCAACCCATGTCACTGACATTATGACTGCTGCTGTGACCGCCGGTAAAATGGAGGCGGCTGACCTAGCTGGCGCCCTTGGCCGAGTCCTGCCCATCGCGGCCGCGGCGGGCGTATCATTCGAGCAGGTAGCCGCGTCGATCGCTACTATGACACGAACCGGTCTCGACTCAGACGAAGCAACAACTGCGTTACGGGGTGTACTATCCGCCCTGGTCTCGCCTGGTAAAGAGGCCGCAGAGACCCTGCATGCTATCGGGCTAAGCGCGGCTGGCCTGAGGGCGGAGATTGCAGAGAAGGGGCTGCTGGCCGCACTACAGGACCTCATGGTCCGTACTGGTGGTAACCTTGACATGCTGTCCGACATCATCCCCAACATCAGGGCGTTGACCGGTGTGCTGTCCACGGCTGGCTCGCAGAGTGCCTCCTATGCGCAGATTCTGGACTCAATGGGCCGGGCCGCTGGGCGTACTGACGCGGCCTTTGAGGCAGCCTCGAAGACGTTGACCTTCCAGCTTGGTTCGTTACACAGCACTATCGACAAGGTTTTGATCGACTTGGCCAGCAGGTTTCTGCCCGTTATCACCAGCGTTGTCATGAAGATCGGCGAGCTGGTAACCAAAATCGGTGAGCTCGATCCCAATATCCGCAACGCAGCTCTGGCGTTCGGCGCGGTGCTAGCGGCAGCTGGCCCAGTGCTGGTGATTGTGGGAGCACTGTCGGGAGCACTCGCGCTCCTGCTGTCGCCGATTGGCCTGGTTGTCGTAGCGGTGGCCGGGCTAGCAGCGGCATTCGCTGGTGATTTCGGCGGCATCAGGACAACGCTCATGCCCCTCCTTGACAGATTGAGTGCGATGTTGCAAGAGGTACTAGGTAGGATAAGGGCGCTGGGGCGAGCGCTCGCTGATTTTTGGGACTACCTCTCCTCCGGCAGCCATCGCGATCTGATGTCAGAGTGGTTCGGACCGAACATCGGTCATGCCATCGATGAGGTGGTGCGGGCGTTCAAACGCATGGGCCAGAATATCGGCAACGTCTGGCGCGACATAACGTCGCTGTTCTCCGGCAAACTCGACGTTCGCGGCTTTTTCGCTAACCTGCGGATCGATTTTGGGCGTATTTTTGGGGACGTGCGAGATATCGCTAACGGCATTGCCCGCGCGCTGCGGTCTGCCTGGCAATCCATAGATTTTCAGAGCCTGTTCCGAACAGGCGGCGATCTAGCTAGCCGGATAATCGCCTCTATCGGGGACCTCGGGGGCCAGTTAATATCCCTAATGAGGGACGCCTGGGGCGGCCTGCGGTCCGCCTGGCCCAGCATTTGGCGCCAAGCAGGCGACGCCTGGGCCGGTTTTACGAGTGCAGTTGGGAATCTGGGCGGGAAGGTCATCAGCTGGATGCAGACCAGTTGGGCTGCGCTGACAACGGCCTGGCCCTCTATCTGGCAAAAGGCCGGCGACGCCTGGAGCGGGTTCATAGCGGCCGTTGGCAACCTGGGGGGCAAACTCATCGCCTGGCTCCAAAACGCGTGGAGTGGGCTTGTAACAGCCTGGCCGCGCATCTGGCAGCAGGCGGGGGACGTCTGGAACGGGTTCATTACCGTGGTGGGCGATCTCGGTGGGAGGGTTGTTGCGTGGGTACGGTCGGGATGGGCTGCATTGGTGGCAGCCTGGCCAAGCATCTGGCAGCAGGCAGGTGACGCCTGGCAGGGATTCGTGACGGCGGTAGGCGATGTTGGGGGGAAGGTGTTAGCGTGGCTCAGGAACGCCTGGGCAACCCTGAGTGCCAAATGGCCGGAGATTTGGAAAGCGGCGGGGGATATAACCTCGGGGCTGTGGAGCCAGATTAAGGATTACGCCGAGCGGTTCACACGCTGGATTTCCGAAGTTGCGAAAAATATTGATTGGAAAGGATTCTATTCCAACTTCAACAGCGCCAAGGCCGAGTTTCAGCGGCAGCTCGTGGCTCAAATCGAGGGGATCGATTGGGAAAGCACAGGACGGAATGCTGGTTACATGTTCGGCAATGCCCTTGCCAAAGCCGTACTGGGAGTCCTATCGCTGCTGATCAATGTGACGAATATAGCGTCACTACTGTCGGGTGGCGATTCCAACCAGGTACAGCTCGAACTGAACCGATATGCAACGCAATTTGCGGCCGGGTTCGCACAGGGGTTCAGCAAAGCGCTTGGCGAGAACCTGGCGTCGCTTCAGCAACTCGTTGTTGAGTGCTTCACGGGGCTTGGCGAGAAGCTATACAACAAACTGGTTGATGAGCTCAAAAACTGGGACTGGGGCGGGCTGATCCTGCGCTATCTAGGCCCGATGGGCATGGTTGTTGAGCAGATATTAACGAGGCTGAGGGGCGCGGCATCGCAGGCGTCGAGAGAGACGGGCACGGGCTGGTCGGATGTGGGGACGTCCAGTAATCTGCCGCGCGCGCGTGCTAGCGGTGGGCCTGTCGGAGCGGGACTCCCCTACCTAGTTGGCGAGCGGGGGCCCGAGCTGTTTATCCCTGCCGTGCCCGGCTACGTGGTACCGGACCGAGGGCTGGATTACGACCGCTTGGCGAGGGCCATCGCGTCTGCAGTGGGGGGCAACCCTACCCTCGGACCGGTCTACGTCAGGAGCGAAATGGACGCTCATGTGCTGGCCTACCAGCTAGGCCGTGAATTGGCACGACGACGGAGGGAGCGCGGTGGCTAGTCACGTTATTGACCTGGTCATTGGCACCGACACCGCCAACGCAATCCATCTGGCCGGGGGATCGAGCGGTAATTACCTGCTCGACTACCCGATTCAGACCGCCAAAAGCAGCGAGGCCACCGTAGTCGAGTCCCTGAGGTTGATGGTATCGGGCGCGACTATAGACGCCGTGCGAGTGCTGATCAACACAATCGAGGCGCGCCTACGCTATAGCGACCTGTATGGCAGCTCGGCGGCCGAGCTGCCAGTCTACGTGCATCTGCAACTGGGGGGCTCTGGCACCGCATATCGGAGCCCGATCTACTCGGCACAGCTGACCCTTGGCGACGATGCTCTAGGTTACCAGTGGGCTACCCAACTGATCGAGGTACAACTGACCTGGACCAGGGCGGCGTGGTGGGAGTCGACCGCGCAGACCACGCTCGTGAACGCGCAGTCGATCTATAACCGCATCACCACCGCGCCGGTATCGTATGTGGACATCTCTGGCAGCAGCATCGCGGGCAGTATCCCCAGCCCCATCGAGCTGACGGTGCAAAACACGCTCAATGAGAGCTATCACATTGCTCGCCTCTGGGCCGGCATCCAGGTCAAGGGGACCGGCTGGTACGAGAACTCCTGGGAGGCAGAGGGCGCCGGCGTCAGCGGGGGCTCAAGCGTAGCATCGGCGACGGCATCAAACGGCTATTTTCGGCGCTTTGCGGTGCCCGCCACCGAGGGTTCGCTGGCCACGTGGACGCCTACGGTGTGGAATTACTCGCGTGGGCGCTGGTTCGCGGTTCTGGGCTGCCTAGCGAGTGCCCCCAATAGTGGCGTCCGCATCCGGTGGGAGATACTGTACGCCGGGCTGGCCCATTGGCGGGGCGACCTGATCAGCATCTCCACCGACCTGATGCAGATTTTCGGGGCGATCCCCGTCCCGCCGGCTCTGGAAGGGGCAGACAGCGTGGAGCCCCTTACCCTGCGGCTGCGCGGGCTGGGGAGCGGAAACCTGGACATCGATTATTTCCGGCTGCTGCCGGTCAACAGCTGCCGCGTCTACATAGCCCGGCAGCTGGGAGCCGGGTACCAGGAGAGCGTCATGGACGACCCAACCATCGCGGAGGGGGCCCTGCTGTTGACGTCGGGTGGTACCAGGGTGCCGGGCTTCTACGCGCTGTACGACCCGCTGGTAGTCTGGCCGGGGATCGACCAGCGCCTGTACCTGTCATGGTGTGACACCACGACGGCAAAGGCAACCTGGACGGCATCGGTAACCGTCAAACACCGGCCACGGAGGCTCACGCTATGAGCCTGTCCGTTCTGGTTTTAGACCGGGAAACGGGCGCGCCACTGTCCGTCAACGGCACCCTGGTACCGCAGCGGTATAGCTGGAGGGCCGTCGGCGGCCCCGCCGGAGCGACGATAGAGCTGAGGGGGCCAGCAGTGGAATGCGAGAGCGCCCTGGGCTGGCTGCGCTGCCCGGTCGAGATATGGCACTCCGCCCTGGGGCGCGTGTGGTGGGGATACGTGCACGAGGTTGAGGTAGACATCGGCGGCGTCACCTATGCCGTAAATCTAGACGAGGTCTATAACCGCGTCGCCGTGCAATACGAGGACCGAGACGCATCGGGCACCAGCGGGACCAGCGCCATGACCGCCTGGGCAGAGGATGCTGAGAGCATTGCCACCTATGGCTATCGGGAGACGGTGCTGACCGCGAACAACAGCAATCAGGCTGCGGCGGAGCAGAAGCGGAACGCCTACCTAGCCAAATATAGCCAGCCGATCAGAACGTGGAAACCAGGCACCGAGGCAGACAAGCCCACGGCTACCCTGCATTGCCTAGGCTGGTGGCAGACCCTGGGGTGGCGGAGTTACAGTCGGTCTCTCCTGATGGAGGGGAGCTCGGAGTGGCCCTGGTTTACCATCTCGTTCGCAAACTACGCCAGTTCCCAACGGGCCTACCAGACCCTGCAACTGGGCGGGACCTATGAGTTCTGGGCGGAGCAGCTCGTGCTGGTGCTGGGCAAAAGCGCGAGCAGCCCGCACAGCAACCTGGTGATCGACCTGGTGCAGGATAACGCGACGTCCGGCCTACCCCAGCCGGGGACGGTGCTGTACTCGTGGAGCATCGACCCTGGCAGTGGTGACCTGCGGCCTGATAGCTATATCTGGAGCACACACACCCTGAGCCCGCGGGTGCTATTGGACCCGACGAGGCGGTACGGGATCTACCTACGCAGGGCGGACAATAATCAGGAGGACGGGACGGCGTACAAGGTCAATTGTTATGCGACGGGGAACGACCTGTACCCGCGCGGCAATTTTTATCTCTACAACGCCAACACGTCGACCTGGTATGACGAGACTCAGGTCGAGGATGCGGGATTCCAATTGTATGGCGCCTGGCGCAGCAGCACGCAGTTGGGGGACATCATCACCAGTGCTGGCCAATTCCTGAGCCTGGGCACCCTCCCCACCATTGAGCTGTACCAGCCTCCATATAGGGCGGCCAACAGCAACGCTCTGACCGAGGTTGAGCAGCTGCTTGCCTTAGGCGACGGGAGCGGCAACGGCCTGATTGCAGTGGTCAACCCAGATCGCACCGTCAGCGTCTACACGGAGCCGGCTCCCGGCTACGCCGACTATTACTACGGCCCGGATGGGCAGCTATACGACCTGACGCACGTGTTGGTACCGCCCGAGCGCTGCCCGGTTGGGATATGGGTCCGGCCCGATCCCCTGATCTATCCGGTCGGGGTGGCGGCCAGCTACGTCGAGGAGATGGAGTTCGACTGCCAGGAACGCTCGCTCCGGCCGACGATGCGTGGCGAGCGCAATGTCTGGGGTGATTAGACCATGGACACCAGAACGCGCGCAGAGCTGATACAGCAACTGAGACCAGCCTGGCTGGCAGATATCACCGGCGTCATCGCCAGTGGGCGCATTGGGGCGCACGAGCTCAGCGGGACGCTGCACACGGGGACGCTGGCTAATGACCAGGGGCCGCAGTTTTTGCTCGTGGATGGCACGAGGCAGCTAACTGGGGACCTGAGCGTAGCGGCGGGGGTGAAAATCGATGGTGTGGATATCTCGCTGCATGCGCATACGGGGTCCGATGGCAGTACGCAGGTGTCGCATGCTAGCCTGACGGGTGTTAGTGCAGACCAGCATCACCCGCAGATTCACGCGCATTCCACGCATACCAGTATTGGACCGGATGACCATCACACTGCCCTGATCGGGCTGACTGGCGATTCTGGTACAGCGGTCCCCGATGCCTCGGATTACGTGCAGATCGTCGGTGGCGACGGCCTGACCAGCACCGCCAGCGGCAGTGTAGTTGCTATCGCCCTGGATACACCCGGTACGGTATCAGGGACGACGACCAACAGTGCGACTGGCAATCATACCCATGCCGTTACTGCCTATTCCGCCGGGCGCGTTAGCGGGACCGCGCGTGCAGGGGAGCTCGTCAAGTACGGGAGCGCGGGAGGGCTGGACCTTGGCCCGTCCACGATCAGTTATGCGGACAGCGGCGGCAATCCTCTGGCTGGCGATATCCTCACTGTAGGCTCCCTCAACGTGCACCAGTACGCGGGAGGCGGCATCGCCATTGGCCTGAACAAGGCATGCGATCCCCAGTTCGACTTGGACATCGCGGGGAACCTGCGGGCGTGCGGATGGATTGTGGGCAAACACGCTATCCAGGTCGGCGACCCGCTGATGATCTGCCACTATGACGGCAAGATCCCCTACAGTGATGGGCGCATCGGCGAGACGGATTTTACCGGTGATTTGGTCGGTCACAAGGGGCAGGTGCCCACGACGTCGGGGACGGTCGTATTCCGCAAGGCCGCTGGGCTATGGGGAAAGGCCGTCCAGGTGGCGGAGGGGACGACGAATATCGTCAATAACCCGTCGTTCGAGGTGGACACGAGCAGTTGGGCTGCCTACCAGGGTGGGACGCTGGCACGTGACACGACGCTATCCTACATGGGGAGTGCGTGCGCTAGCCTAACGAGCAGTAGCACCCCGCAGCCGTATATCTCGCAATCGCAGCCGCTGACGCCAGCAGCAGGCACCTGGTATACGCTCAGTGCCTGGGTGCGGGCAGGAGCTAACGCAGTGGGGCTGACGCTCACGGCCAGGCTGATCGAGCGGGGAGGGGCGCAGCCCGATGCCTATAGTGATGGCTCGGTTACACTCACGGCGCAGTGGCAGCGCGTTACCGTGAGCCGGCAGTGGCAGCAGGGCGACCGTACTACCGTACTCTGTAATTTCATCCTCAATAGTAGCGCTAGTGGTGCGGTCGTCTATATCGATGCGGTGCAGCTGGAGCAGAAAGCGTATCCGACGCCGTACCACGACGCCACGATTAACGGCTCCAACGCCCGTAGCGCGGGATACCTGCGCTATCCTGGTATCCCGCTACCACGCAGCGGCACACTGGCCATATGGGCATGCTCTGCGGCGCCCTACAATGCTGGCACCTACCGACAGCTAGTGAGCTGCGATAATGGCGGGGCCACGGGTATATTCGTGCGCATCAATAGCGCGAATCAGCTGGGGTTTGCGATAGGCGGGGCAACGCGCATCACCTACAACCTGTCTGAGAGCCTGTTTGGTGCCCTCACGTGGCACCATGTGGCGGCTACCTGGGATGAGGCGGCTAACGCCTGTGCTCTGTATTTGGATGGCGTCCAGGTCGGGACATCGCCGTGGTATACGCCGACCGACTGGGGCAATGGCTGGGTTGTCGGCTCGATTATCGGCGTCCAAAACTGGCCGGGCTGGCTGAAGGATTTTGTGCTCTGGGATACGGTCCTCGATGCGGGGCAGATTCGGGCTATTGCGGAGAGCCGGGCACCCGTGTTTGCCGAATCTGCTGTCTACACGTTCCGCAACGCGCCGGGCGGGATGGTATGGGCGGATGCAAACGGCCTGTGGGCGCGGTCGGCATCGGGCAATGCGATCCTGGGCGTGTATGGCGGGACGTCGTCTGGCTACTCCTGGGGCGGGCAGTCCCTGGATGTGGGCGATGTGCTGATTGGCAGAGGCAATGCGTACACACTCTGGGATGACTCGGCAGGGACGCTGTCCATCGGCGGCAAAATCACGCTGCAAAGCGACGGCACCGCGAGCATTGCGGGGGTGCTGAACCTTGGCAGTAGTGGTGGCATTTTCCAGGGCACGGGGACGTTCGGCTCCCCGACGACGGGGCTCAAAATCTACAACAGTGGCGGGATCGGGCTGTTGGAGACCTGGAGGGATGGGACAAAACAGGTTTACCTGGATACCAACGGAGCGCTGGTGGCTGGTGGGGGGAAAATCGCCCTGAACTCTGCAGGGCTGAGAATGTCCCCGGCGTCTGCCGGTGTGACAGACCCGGCTGCTTCGGTGACCTGGGTTTCAGGCGGGGACAGACTGGGATGTGCTGGCGCATACCTGTTGATCGGCGGTTCGTCGACAGTTGCCGGAGCCAGCCTCGTTTCCAATCCCGATAAGGCGTTCTCGTATGGCCAAACCGACATCTCGGCCTACTCCACCAGTTATGAGTGCTCTACCTCCTGGTACAGCGATACTGGGAGGATTGAGCTCCAGGTTTACAACTGCAGTACATTGACGAGCAAATACGCCAGGTTCTATGCCGACGGCCGGTTTTGCCCGGACACGGTGACCGGGACTCGCGTCTACAACAGCACAGCGATCCCTCTGAGCACGAGCGGGACCTGGTACAACCTCACGTTCAATAGCGAGCGGTTCGACACGGACAACATTCACTCGACCGCGAGCAACACCGACCGTTTGACCTGCTCCACTGCCGGCGTCTACCTGATCATCGGGAGCGTGCGGTTCGCCTCCAACGCCAATGGAGACCGTCTCCTTAGCATTGTCCTCAACGGCACGACCACCCTAGCCATGGAGACCACACGGGCAGCCTCGGGCAACCCGACGACCATGACCGTATCAGCGATCTACCAGCTGAACGTGGGAGATTACGTGACCCTGAGTGCCCAGCAGACGAGCGGGGGATCGCTGAACATTGAGGCGGCCGGCAACTACTCGCCAGAGTTTATGATGGTACGGTTAGCATAAAACAGGGAGGCTCAATGGAGGACAGGATCAGGGCACGCATATCTCAGCTAGAGGCGGAGCGCGACCGCCTAGTGGCGCAGCTGTCGCCATACCAGCAGCAGCTGGCCGCGTACAACGCGGCCATTGGGGAGCTGAGGGCGCTACTGGAGCCCGGAGGCGCATCGGTGGAGGTAGATGATGGAGTGGCAGATCGTAGCGCAGGCGCTGCTTGAGCGGCTGGCCTAGATGGCTGTAGGGGTGGGAGTCGGCCTGATTGTGGAATGGCTCTGGCACCCGATGGATAGGCTGCTCACGAAGGCACTCCGCGGGGTGTGGAGGGAGCGCGCGGAAGGGAGGTATTGAGAGTGTACAAACTCGGTCCGCACATCATACGCAACACCAACGCCGCTATGGAGTGGACGCGCAAGGCGGCCATTGTCAAAAGCATCGACGACATAGGGCCATTGGCGAACGCCCCGGAGGGGGCGATCAGGGTTTACCGGCGCTACCTGCCGGACCAGGAGGGTTTAGCCCGCGCCAGTCCCCAGGCCGTCGCCAATGCCATACTGACTGGCCTGAGAGGATACAATCATCCCCGTTTGTATGTGGAAGTGTTCAATGAGTACCGGCAGACGGCCGCCGAGATCGCCTTCCACGCCGACGTCGTGGAGCAGGTCACGGCCACATTGCACAGGGCCGGTTACAGGGTGGCCGGGTTTTCGTTCAGCACGGGGAACCCCGAGCCGGAGGTGTGGCAGTTCCTCCGGTCGCGGGGGTTCTGTGGTGTCGATGCTATCGCCCTGCACGAGTACTGGGGGATGCGCGGATTCAGCACGTGGAACGCCCTGCGCTACCGGCGCGTGCACGAGTGGCTGGGGGGCCAGCATCCACCGTTCGTCATAACGGAGTGCGGGCGGGATGCAGTCGAGGGCGCCGAGGGCCGCCCGGGCTGGCAGCGGCAGGGGGTGACGGGGGACCAGTATGTGAGGGAGTTGCTTTCCTACGCCGCCGAGCTGGAGAAAGACGGTTACGTCCTGGGGGGCACGGTTTTCACCTGTGGCCCTTATTCGGATTTCGCCGGCTTCGACGTGGATGGGTTGGTGGGACGCATCCCGCCCGCCAGCCAGACCATCAGCATACCAGACAGACCAGTCACAGGAGGGGATATGGACATCATCACGCAGTACCGGAGCATTTACGATCAGTGGGTGGCAGCCGGCGGCGTCGTCAACAATTTTCGCCGTCATTTGCTGGCTATAGGCATCCTGCAGCCCACGCAGGAGGATATCAGGCTGCTGATCAATGAGGCATATGCAGCCAATCAGCAGTTGAAGCAGACCGCGGACCGTTTTTTCCGTTGATGGTGTCGGCGCGCCCCCACCTGGTGTTGCAGAGTCCCAATCACGGGGGGCCGCGTTCCCAGACCAGGGGCGTGGTATTGCACAGCACCAGGTCGGGGGCCACCGGCACCGATGCCCTATCGCAGGAGTACGACCGGACGATCAGCTGGTTCATGCAGCCAGGAGCGGAGGCCTCGGCCCATCGCGTGATCGGCTACGTGCCTGGCCAGCACGCCCAGTTGGTGGCTGACGACAACATCGCCTGGCACGCAGGCGACCTGAACGAGGCGTGGCTGGGGATAGAGTTCTGCCAGCCCCGGCCGGAGGACCCGTATAGCCAGTGGCAGATCGAGACGGGGGCGGCGGTGGTGGCCGAGTGGCTCAGGCAGTATGGCCTGGAGCCGTCAGCAGCTACCATTGTTCGCCACCAGGACACCGAGCAGGGGCGCCGAGAGGGGAAGAGCGACCCTGGGGATCGGTTTCCATTGGGCGCGTTTGTTGATCTGGTAGGGAGGTTGTATGTACGGTGACTTTACGGGCCTGGCAGCAGTGCCGGTGATCGTCGGCATCGTCGAGGTGTGCAAGCGCTGGATAAGCGACGATCGCTGGTATCCGGTGATCGCGCTTATCGTCGGCATCGCCATTAACGTAGCCGTCGCCCACCAAACCGGCAGCGACTACCTGCTGGCGGGCCTGCTCGGCATTGTGGCTGGCCTGGCAGCCGGCGGGCTCTATAGCGGGGGCAAGGCGATCACCAATCCGCGGTAGCGGAGGTCGGGCTGGGACAAGCTCGACTGTGCCTATTCCCCCCGGTTACCCCGGGATTACCCCACCCCGCCTAGCAAAGCAACCTAGCAAACACAAGATATGGCCCTCCGAAGGTTCGGAGGGCCATATCTTGGTATCTATGGGCAGGAGTGGAGGGACTCGAACCCCCGACCAACGGTTTTACCACGCCCAGCACTCTGGTTTGTTCATCTACCCGGATGAGCGGTTGTTCCCTAAGCGCGACTAGATACATCTGGCCATCACGTTCTTCTAGGATTTTGACGAGGCTTTCGCCATCATGAACAGCCAAAACGATATCCCCTGGTCTAGGGCTAGCATCCAAATCGACGATAACTCGGTGCCCGCTGCGAATCTCCGGTTCCATACAGTCTCCGCTGGCGGGGACGGCGATGAATCGGTGCTCACGCTCATCGGCCGCGGGCATATACGGCCAGTACTCCGCCTCGACAAGTACGCCCGCGCCGGCACTGGCTGGCTGACTGGTTTCGGGCACCAGGATTGGCAGCGACTCTTCGAGTTCGCGAATGATCTCATGCGGGGTGCGGCGCTCGCGAATCGGAACCGGAGCTACCCTGTAGCCCGCTGCCGCCCAGAGCGCCTCGGGAGGTACCCTCAGCACAGCGGCGACGCGCTCCAGCAGCTCTCGCTCCGGCCTCTCGCGCCGGCCCAGCTCGACCAACGACAACCAAGAGCGAGTCACACCGGCGTAGGTAGCCAGCATGCCCTGCGTTAGGCCCCTTTGTTCGCGTAACCGCCTGATGAGCGGCCCTACAGCCTCTTGTGCCATCCTCTGGTGCCCCTGCTACTAACGTAGCATATTTTGCGCGCACGTTCTAACGGAAACCAGGTCTGCATCAATTAGGTGTTGACATTAGCAGCAACATATGCTACTCTTGTAGCCGTCAAGGAGGGCGAGCGAATGCTTTTTCAACGGCTCCTGGACAGGCAACGGCAATTGCGGTTATCGGACAGGCAGTTTGCTAACCTCCTGGGAATTCCGAGGTCAACGTGGCAGTTGACTCGCACGGGTGTTAGACCCGTGGGGCGGCGGGTGGCCGTTGCTGCCCTACAAACGTTTCCCGATCTGGCGCCCGATGTCGCTCTTTTTTTGCTTTCTAGTGCTACGAGCGTATCACGTGCAGCTATGGATGTAGCTTACCGTATCACGTCTAGTCACCAGGAGGGCCACAATGACCACACAGAGCGAACCGATGAAGCGTAGGTACTCCGACTACCCGCCCGAGACGCAGCGCGCGATCGACGGCATCATTGCCATCGGTGTGCGCATCGTTCGCCGCCTGGAGGCCGAGGGGCGGTTGGATGCGATCCTGGCCGAGGGCGATGGTAGCACGGGGGGCGGGCTGGCGAACTATTCGGATAGGAAAGGAGGTGAAATGAATGGCCAGACCAATGTCGCTTAACGGCGGATCGAAGCAGGCGTTCCCCAGGCATGTCAGCGACGGGCTGCTGGACCTGCGCGCATTGCGCTCGCAGATCGTAGGCGCTGCGAGAGTGGCGCGCGACGCCCGGCAGTCGCTGCCAGTGCGACGGCGGTGGCAGGCGTATCGGGAGCTGCTAGAGCACGCACTAGACGTGCGGATAGAGCTGCTGCAGCGCTCAACCGAGAGCCACGAGCGAGCCATCAGCGGGCGAGTTGGGCTGATGTGCCGGCGGTACGAGGCGTGCGACCCGACACATCGGGACCTGTGCGTGATGGCGCAAAAAAGAATCGCCGCCAGTGAGGTCAGCACTGGCGGCGACGCGGCGTAGTCACTGGTTGGTGCTACGCCGTCATTATAACACCAATGACGGGAGAGCGAACAAATGAAATGGGGAAACGACAGAAACGGCAGGTGCGAGGCGTGTGGGAGAAAGCTGGGGAGTTGGGAGGGCAAGATCTGCGCCAGTTGCGAGGCGGCAATCTCCCGCAGCCTCAAGGACGCGGACATCGTGCCCCGCGACCAGGCTATCCGAGTGGTGGGAATGCCAAATGCTAGGGACCGCTACCTAGGGGAGCTAGCGGCAGCCATCTCCGACGCCGAGTGCGCCGGGGACCTGGATTACGCCAGCTATCTGCGCGACCTGCAACACTGGGCGCGCCGAATGGAGGTGCGCAATGGCTGACTTTAGGCAGACACTAGCGCGCCTGAGCCCGGAGGAGCGGCATCGGCTGAAGCTCTACGCCCAGGCCGTTGCGGGCCTGCGGATGGCCGCCTGGCAGGCCGAGGACGATCACGACTATGCCGGAGCGGCGTACTGGCGGCACCGTGCCTGGGATATACGCCAGGCCGGCAGGGCGCTGTGGGCGGAGGCGAAACGCCGCTCCGCCATGGAGGTGCGCAATGGCTGAGAGGGCGATGGCACCAAGCAACGGTTTGGATGTGTCGACATTGCATGCCCTGGTCGTGCGGGGCGACCTATCGCAGCTGACCCCGGAGCAGCAGGTGCGGTATTACCTGGAGGTGTGCCGGGCCACTGGGCTGGTGCCGGCCACCAAGCCCTTCGAGTTCCTCAAGCTCAACGGGCGCCTGGTCCTGTACGCGCTCAAGAGCGCGACGGACCAACTGCGGGCCAGACACAACCTGTCCATGCGCATAACGCGCCGGGAGCGCATTGACGATCAGTACTTGGTCGAGTGCGAGGTGACTGATGGCACCCGCACCGACCAGGAGATCGGCGTCGTCTCGCTGGCCGGCCTGAGCGGCGATGCCCTAGCCAACGCGATAATGAAAGCGGTCACCAAGGCCAAGCGCCGGGCCACGCTCTCGTTCTGCGGACTGGGGATGCTCGACGAGACGGAGGTGGAGAGCATTCCCAGCGCCACGCCCGCACCGGAGACGACGGCTCGCGTGATCGAGCAGATCGACGAGCAGGGCACGGACATGGCGGCCAACGCGACCGATTCTGGACCGTCCGAGGCGGCGGAGAGAGACCAGTTGCGCCGGCGCTGGGCGCAGCTGTGGAACCGAGCGATGGACCTGCGGATGAAGCCCACGGTGACCATGCGGCCGCACGGATCGCTTCCCGATATGCGAGAGGCGGTAGCGCGATTGGCACGGGAGGTCGCCGCCATGGAGGAGATCGCGGCGGAGAGGGACCGTGCCGGCAACCTGTGACCGCTGCGGGCGCCGGGAGCTGGTGTACGTCTGCCCGGATTGCCGCAAGGCGGTCCGGGCAGAGGCCCAGCCCAAGCAGAAGCGCGGGGCGCGCCATTGCAAACCGTGCCGGGCGCAATGGAAACAGGGGCATTGGGAATTGCCATATGCCCATTGCGCCGAGTGCCTACGGGGAAAGGGTATCGAGATAGCCTGAGGCTCGCCGGGCAATTGGACATGGGACTCGAATGATCTGCAGAGGTCCGGACTAGGACTAGGGAGAGTGGAGACAGTGGCATGGATTCCTTCGCATCAAGAGCTCGCGCGGCATCCAAAGACCCGCAGGCTGGCTAGGCTCCTGAGAATCACGGTTCCGACGGCGATTGGGCATCTGCACCTGCTGTGGTGGTGGGCGCTGGACTACGCCCCCGACGGACGGCTCGACCGATACGATGCGGACGATCTGGCCGATGCCACAATGTGGGAGGGCGACCCCGCGGAGCTGATGGAGGGGCTGATCGCCGCCGGATTCATCGATTCTGACGACGATGGGCGCCGGCTGCACGACTGGGA